ACTGATGCTGACGGGGAGATTGACTGTAACGGAACCCGTTGCACTGGCCGCAGAAACACCTGTAACTTCGACGGGGACAGGACTATTCCACGTTCCCGAGTTCCAGGTACTTCTATCCCAGCCAGTGATAAGGGCCATTATGCAATCCTGATTATCGCGTTATTGGCGTCATTTGCCGGAAACTGTATTGTGAAATCCCCCGCGCTGGATGATTTATCACCGCCAAAGTTGATTACGGCAACCGCAGGGTCCGCAGCATGATTGGTCGTTGATCCTGTACCAGCGGAACTCAGAGTGCTGTTATAGATCAAAGCCCCTCTGGCGCTGGAAATAGTCGATGTTGACCATGTGCTATCAGCAAAATCCAGATACGCGGTAGGCACCGAACTGCTGTTATCGGCCAAGGCAAGTGTCACACTTGCCAACGTATTCCCGCCTGCCGTGTAAGCTGTACCACTAACCTCGTTGCTAGTTGTATAGCCGGTTGTATCCGCATCAATGGACGAGCTATCCGTAAACATCGCAATCTTGAACGTATCCGCTGAAATTGCGCTAGATCCGGTTCGTGTATGTGGAGTCCAGAAATGGATCCCCGCCATTGCCTCTGTCTTGAAAGTTCCGCACATAGCGGATGATCCGACTGCCATTACAGCCTCCTTATAATCTCGGCCAAGTCACGATGGCCCTGATTTTTCAGTAGAGCCCAAATAGTAGTTCGCTCACTTTGCGCCACCCTTTTCATATAAAATACTAACACCTCTTTCAGCCTATCCCTATGGGCCATCGCTTGATCCCGTATGACTGGAGGAGCCCCCTCGGAGACAAGCATTATTTTGTTCAGGGTCATCTCCGCTATTTCTTCAGGAGAATGTCCTCTGTTCTCAGTGGTAAACACGAAAACATCGTTCATCTGAGAAGAACCAACCGAATCAAACATTATTGTACGGCCTTCCGGACCCTGTCGTAACGGTACTCATCACGGGTTTGTTTACCCTCGCCTAAATTCTTGAGCCATTGAATAGATTCAATAAATCTGTCTGTATACTCCTTCTGTATATCGGCTTCCCCCTTCATAAAAAGGTACGCCTCGCACAGACTTCCATACAAGAGGCACAGTTCTGCGTTTGTCCCCAACCAACTTGTGCCATCGCCGCTTGTGGTTATAGAAGTTGGGCGGTAAAAATAATGCACTTCCATGGTGTAGTTGCTGTCTGGAGTAGGAGCCAACAGGAATGTTTCCTCATCCCAGTCGGCGTAATACTTAGGGGTCCCTGTTGTTGCTGGATTAGGGGTGTAATCCTGCAACATAGTTGCCTGCTTATAAAGAAGAAATTCCTTACTGGATGAGTTTATAACGCTCAACGAGTTCTGAGATAAGAAGTCTGTCGGCTTGGACAGGTACTGATTTCCAGAAGTGGCGGACCCTTGGGAAGACTTTCTAAAAACATCTAACTGGCATTCTTTCAAAATACGCTCTTCAGCATTCAAAATAAATCTCGACAACTGACTGTCAAAAGTGGTTTCCGTATTTTGAGTGTAATCCTGGATAGCAGTTTTTAGTGTAGTGAAAGTGAAAGCCATGTCATGCACTCACGGTTACGGGGCCCGCAGAGGCGTCCCCACCGCCACCTTTTACGCTACCCGTTGTTGCGGTTCCGCTACTTGCGGCAAATGTATAATTGTCGTCATCAACCTTGGTTATAGAGTATCCATCGGAGCTTTCTATGGTACCCGAGGAAAACCCGTCAAAAGAACTCACGGAACGGAATCTAACAGTATCTCCCGTGCTTCTCCCATGTCCCGGTTCCGTAACTGTTATGGTAGCTGACCCACTGCTTCCGGAACGGAACGAATTAAAAGCAAGAAGGACGGTAACCGCAGGCTCCGTTCTGTCTGGGCGAGCATTGCGAAGGGCCTGTGGGTCTCCGGTAGTCTTTATAGGATTTAATTGCGGCTGTTTCGCCTCCCATTCATCTTTCCCAACAAGAAATCCGGTCCATTCCTTACGCATGTGACGTAAGCGATAAGCCGCACCAGAACGATCCGAAATACCCATTGCATGTTTATCAGAGGCATATTTAGCCATCAGGACACCGCACTTACAAAGAGGCGTAGTAAGGAACTAAGTTAAGGCTTGCTATGTCACGATCTTCTTCTGCTGCACGGGTAAACTCTTCTTCGTACAGTCCTTTTAAAATCTGTATTCTTTCAGGAGCTTTTTTCAGGGATATGTAGTAGGCCAAACCTGCCGCCAAGCACGGGTAAAAACGAAAAGGTATCTCGGTAGTATTTACCGCAGCATCCACATCATCTATCCGGACGAGACGATCATAAATAAAAATATCTGTGCTATTCTCGGGAACAGGCCAAATCTTAACTACAGGGGTTATCTGGCGATCCACGTAAAATTGGATGGGCCTCCCCGTAGTAGTTTTGGTAGGGATATTTAGATAGGTGTCCCGAGTTATCCTTGCGATAGATATATCGGAATCACTACGCCGTATTACCCCGGTTAAAATATCAATAGTGGCCTGAGTATCCTCTAAACTTGGGCTAGACGAAATTGTCGTGCTCGCTCCGCTAGTGCCCCCAGTTATGGTTTCCCCAGAGGTAAAGGTTCCCGATGGAATGGTAACCGTTATTGTGGTGGAAGTGGGTTTCGTAATTATAGAAGCCGTGACCGCGCTAGTTCCACCCGTAATGGTTTCCCCAACGCTGAGACTTCCAGAATCCCCAACAGTCGCTGTGATAGTACCTACTGGATATTCGGATATTCCGGAGGCTACTGTTTGACTAACCTGCTTAATGGTCCAACGATTTAAGCCACGGTTAGCCCAATCCGAGAACAATAAATTAAGAGACCTTCGAGCCGTGGCGGAATCATAACCTGTCCGAAACTCCAAACCACAACGTTCAAAAGCCTCTTCTATATAGTCTGCTACATTGGGCTCAAAATCCTTAGATCCGGAGACAGCCATCGTATTTCAAACCCTTCATCAGTATTCCTTCAGGCAGTGGATAACCACGGAATAAGTGTCGCCACTAGTGTGACCCACCGTAGTAAATTGAATATCCCCCGTTTTCCCTCCAGAAGCTGCCACGTTAGGCAATCCGCTAATGTCCGAATAATCAAGAGTATCTGAATAATCCGCAGGAAGCTGTGCCGCAATAACGTCAGTGGAGGCATCCCAAAGGATCTTCACGCCCATGCCGACGTTAGTAAACACGATCTTCTTAATCCTGACACCAGTGCAAGCCGTTCCATCCTGACGAGAGGAGAGAGCGGAAACATCCACTTTTGTAACCGCTGCTTCTCCACTCCCATCGCTGGTATTGGTGCAGTAGATTATGGCGTCTCTCGCACCATCTATAACCGTGGTGGTTGTTACAGCATCAGCCATGATCTACTCCTTAATTTCACCAGATAACACTGCCATTCTCCTCTTCGATCTATGCAATCTGCACGTATTCGATAATGAACGTAAAGGAGCCTGCGGTGGTGGCGTCTGCCGTATTGGTGATGTTGCAGTAAATCGTCCTTGCTGCGGAAGTATATTGCACAGAGGCGGGAGCCGTTGTGCCACTTTCAGTCTGCGCAACCAAAGAAGGCAACGTGACATTGCCCACTACAACAGTCGTGCCGCCATCCAAAATCTGATCCGTTACAGCCGCCACAATCTGTGCGCCGGAACTGGAAGTACCAACCTCATAACCAATATCGCCTGTTCCAATTACGGGAGCAGTCGCGCAAAAGATTTTGATGTTGGTCATAATTGTGTTGGCGGGTTGAGTAAACTCACCAATAGCAGGACTATCGCCCGCCGTTGAATTAACAGTAACGCCTGTCGCATAACCGACATGCTTGATGTACTTGTTTGTGAAAATACCAGTAGAAGCAACAGAAGAAGTTTCAGTAACTGTCCCGGTTGTTGCAGCGATATTTATAACTTTAAACCCGTTTTCAGAACGAACGGGACCATTAAAAGTTGTGTTAGCCATCTGGCTGCCTCCTTACAAAGGTTTCA